AGCATATATTCCACCCAAACTATGACCAATAAAAAACATTTTATTAACTGATGCTAATTGTTCAGTCATAGTTTTTAGATTGTTTTCAAAACCGTTCCTACTGTCGTAATTAACTACAATGTCGTTACCACCTAAATGTTCACGAATATGATTAAAACTTTCACCAGTAGCACTTGCACCGTGGATATAAACTAATGTCATAATTAGTATTTATTTGGATACTAATAGTAGGACATTCGTCGGTGAAATTCAATAGTAAGACGTTCAACGTCAGCCTCGCTCTGTGGATTGCGACTGACGATGTATTCTTCTAGTCTGCTTGAATAACTGTTACTAAATTTACTAAAGCATTTCTCAATTTGTTTGAGGATCCACATAAATTAATTAGTTTTTTTGCTTGCGGCTTTTGTGCTTGTAAAAGAAGGAACAAAAGTTTCAGTAACTTCTTTAGCAAAATCTTTACTAGTCAACAAAGAATAGAAACCAGTGACTGTATTGACAGTGTTGTCAAACAATGCTTTGGTGTATGCTGTTTCTGCATCTACAAATTTGTTGATTGTGTTAGCAAGAGTTTCGTGTTTTACGACTGAGCTAACGATTTGCTTTTTACCTGTTTGAACTGCATCGATGGCAGTATGTGTGATTGTATTAAACATTTTATTCTCCTATGTGTGTGTTTAAATTCGGGTTTTGTGACAGACCCCGAAACTGCTAATTTATTTATCAGTTACTTTGATTTCTGTTCTTTTTGTTCTTTTTTAGCTGATTTTTCTGGTTTTTTAGCCTTCTTGTCCTTGCTATGGTCTTTCTTCTTAGCAAGTTTCATGCCATTTGGTGACTTGATTGGTTCAGCCGCATAACTTGTGAAAATTAATGCAAATGAAGTTAGTAGAATATATGCTAGTTTTTTCATGATGTTTCCTTTTAATTATTTATCAGCCGCCCCGGCCTGTTCGTCTTACTACGCTTGCACCACCAAAACCTTTTGTATTAGGTTTTGGACCCTGTTGTTTAGGTGCTTTACCATATTGCTTTGTGATGTTGTTTGCTTTTTTAGCATCATTGGCCATATTGATAAATGGGTTATTACTTTTCTTTTCTTCTGTCATTTTTTTACCTTTACTGATTTTAAATAACTATCTATGTCACCATACAAACTTACCATCATAGCAATTTTACTATCATATAATTTTATATATGGTTTTTTTCTTTCATCGTCAATTTTATTTACCCCTAAGTAATAAGGACATTTGATTTTTTTACCTAATGTTGACATGTAATTATAGTAACTACCTTGTACCGGCATTTTAGGCATGAAGTCATATTTATAACATTCTATTTCTGCTAGTTGGAAACACATGTCTCCTGTATCAGTTAATCGTAATACTTCACTACTGGCTCCTGTAACCCACCATCTTTTAATAGCATCGTCAAAGTTCCAATTTTCCGAAGTCGTAATAAATGGCAATTGCTTACATACTGCTTCGGTTATTACGACTTTTAATTTATTCATCCGGGTACACTTTTGTACCATTATTCATAAACACTACTGAAAATTTATCTGTCTTAAATTGTGTGTTTAATTTGCGGCATAAGTTTCTAGCATGGCCAGGATTACTAAAACTGGTCTTTTTATATTTAGGAACTATGTTACTGTCAAGGTAATGTTGACTTTTTAGATTGATTGGTTGTCCGTCATAAAACACAGCCCATATACCAGCAGCCTCTACAATTTGGTCGCATTTGTATGTTTTTTTATCAACAAGTTCTATAATAACTTTGGCTTGTGTTCTACTCATTAGTTTACCATTTACCACCACTCATAACAACTTGAATAGGTTCTGTGCTATTTGTCTGGTCTTTCTTGTCTAAAACTAGTTTCATAATCTCGTCACGTAGTTCTTTGGCGTCAGATATAGGCATTAGAAATTCACGCATCTGACGTCCTTCTGCATTAGCAACTCTATCAATAAACTTTTTAATTTGGCTCATATAGTATTTAGTCTAAAGTAATATCGTTTTCAGTCTTAAATGGTCCGCGATATTCGTAACGTTGTACAAAGATGTATTTGGGGCAAAAGATATTCACAAAACCATCGTTTTGTTTGATTGCGAACCATCCCGCAACATGATAGCATTTACTTTTTGGAGTTTTTGTATAGATATGCAGTTTACGCTTTACATCATAATAACTATTGTAAATTCGATTTGAAGTAGTTGGGTATACTGCAAATGATGGCATTTGCTCTTTAACTTTGCTAGGTTTTATAGTTTCAAATTGAATACGTTTTTTCTTTTCAATTTGTTTAGTACTAGTATAACTTTCAATTTTATTGTCAATTTTTACCTTATACTCAGTACCTTCTTGAATTACGTTACCTACTTTTTTGTCACCGTCAGTGACTACCCAGTATTGGTTCTTTACAATTGGTTTAGCGATTAGGTTCATCATTTTTATCCTTGGTTAATTTTGCTACTAACAAGAAATGTTCGTAGGCTTTTCTTACTGATGGGACAGATAATAATTTTTCTGCCTCAACACTCATTGCTTTAACTGCTTCTTCACAAGCCTCTCTTGCACTAGGCCATTCTAATGCATGATTCTCTTCTCCGAACGCTTTGCTCAATGCTTTCCAGCAACGTAGTTGTTCTTCTGTTAATTTTCTTTCTTTCTTAGCAGGACGCAAGTCAGTTGCTTTTCTAATTGCCTCACTAATCTTATCTTCTGCAACACGCCCAGCCGCAATCATAGGAGCGTATGCTGGATCTACATTATACCTTGTGCTTTGTCCACCGGGATAGCATATTACAAGATGTGCGCCCTTAGGAAACGCATCCATAAGTTTATCATCATATTCACGCACGGGTACGTATCTACGACCTACTTTTTTATAAAAGATTTCTTTTTCACTCATTGTAATTTAAATTTTTTCAAATAATCATTTGCGATATTCAAGTTTTCAACTTGGAAGTCTGGTTTTTCTGGTTCACTGTCTGCCAATGAATCAATACCATACTTGTCGATATAAAACTCTACTAAGCTGTCAATAAGCATACCGAGCATCTTTTCATCTAAACAATCAAGACCTTTGATGTTCAAAGTATAGTTTTTAAAATTTTCGTATTCATCATCGTTCATTTTTTGTTACCTCTTTTTTCATTCGTTCAAACCATTGAAAAGCATCATCTTCATAATCAAAATGTGGACTTAGTTCAATATCTTCGTTCATATCATCAACCCAAACATAAACTAAATTATAATCATCGTGTAGTAGTTTCATTATATACCATCATCTTCATACGGAATTGGCACCCAGCCAAGTTTTAAAAAATCTTCTTCAATCTCGTCAGTGACAACACCTTCAGGTGCATATCCTGAGCTTTCATCTCTAATACCAGAACAGTACCAATCTAGGTAATCACCTTCATCAAGAAGTTCCGCTACAAGTCCACCTGCGTAACGCCAAGTGCAACCCCAAGTTTCTTCTTTAAGAATAGGCCAGATCTCACGCTTTTGCCATTCCATATTACATAATGCCGCATAGATGTTTTGTGCATAGGATTTATTAGCTTTTGCTTTAGCAATAATCCAATCACAGTTCTTTAAATCATGTTCTAAGTTAGGTCTATTCATGCCCACCTCAACAAAAACCACGCCTTCTTTGCATCTGACTCAAATGAAAATGTTTTACTATATCTATTATAAAATGCACCATAATCCTTAGTCAACCAGTCATTGATTGACAACTCAGACTCCCAATGAATATTATCATAATAATAATCAACAATTTTTTGATACAACGAAAGATTATCAGACATTATTTTTTCAACTCTTCCCACATTAATTTCTTAGCACGTTCATCCAAATCTTCATTTTGTTTTTTAAGCATTAGCGGAGCAAACTGTTTGATAAAATCCATAACAGCCTGTTCACCATTTTTTTCAAACTTAGAATGATGAGGACCTACAGAACTATTGTAATAACTATTTTTGTCATTCAATACTGCTAAGATACCTGCATACAACTGTTTTTCTAGTATATTACTCATGCAACGACCCTTTATACGGGGTATTAAGCCACTTAGCATAAGTCTCAGCATTTTCAGATATTTTATTAAGTTCATATTTGCCACAAAATTTCATTAAATGAACACCTACTTGAGGAGTAACTGTAGTGCGAACACCATTCCGAATAGCATCATCAACTAATTGTTTGATTTCATCGGGTTGTGATTTCAAGTCAATCAATATTTTATTACGTAAATAACAATCACGTACAACCTGTTCTACACCATTGTGGTCTACCCAACGTTGCAACATGAAATTATTCCATTTAAAGCCTTGCTTGTCACGATCCTCAAATGCCTCACGAATACCTACACGATTCTTACTACCTTTCTCGGGTGCTCTAGGATATGCGGTGAATACGTTGTCACCTGCGTCACCGCGAATAATTTTCTTAAAGAGCAAATATTCTGGATCTTCCAACAGTTTAGGTTCTTTAGTTTTCTTGTCTAATATCGGTTTGCCTGTATCCTTAAAGTATCCGTCAAGTGTGATAAGTTCATTTGTGACTCCATTGTACTGGAACACTTTATCAGTAATAAGCTGAACATAATCGGAATCAGTGCTAATAATATAATGCGTGTCATCTGGATGTAAGTGAATAAAGCGGGCAATCAAATCGTCAGCCTCAGCCCGCTCATGCCTGAGTACGCTAACGTTAGTTTTCTCTCTGATGTACGTAGTGAATTTTTCATACGTATCCCAAAACATATCGTTTTCTTCTTTTTCAGCCTCAGTAACTGACATGGCATCAACAATGCGATTCTTTTTGTAGGGCTCGTAGATATCTTTGCGGAAGCTACGGCCTTCTAAACAAAACACAACGTGGTCAATTCCATAGCGTCTTACTGCTTGATTAACACTAGCAAGTGTCAAGTGTAGTGCCATGCCGATCTTCTCCCATGTATCGCTGTTGTAACTAGCAACATGTCGGGCACGAAAGAAGGTATTTGCAGTGTCTATGAGTGCGTATTTCATATGTGTATTATATACGTATATTTAGAATTTGTCAACCGCTGGCTGACCATTTACATATCTAGTCAAGTGGTCTTTGTG